TGAGAATGTTAACAACGAAGGAAACGCTACACAAATTCCTGTGTTAAATACGATTTCTGCTGTTCCTCTTCGTAGACTTTCACAAGATGAAATTAGACGATACACTCCGCCCGGATCAGTTTTCTCGTGGTCGGGTGGAGGAAACGCTCCATTCGGATTTGTCTACTGTGATGGATCTGTATACAACGCCGTGGAAAATCCAGAGTTCAAGGTATTGTTTGAAGCAATCGGAACTCGATATAACAAACCCACAGATCCTACCCCCAGCGATGGAAGTGCATTCCGAGTCCCAGATCTCAGAGGCAGAATGATCGTCGGTACGGGAACACCCAACCCCGCTCAGGGTTCTGGTCTTAATCGAACACTTGCAGAAAAGGGCGGCGAAGACGAAACCAACCTAACGCGAGATCAGTTACCTCCACACACCCATAACCTTGGTGCAGCAGATCTCTCTGCACCTAATATGTCCTTCAACAGCGGTGGGTATGGATCCTCCACTAGAAGTTCTGTTGGGAACGAGCGAGATGCCATTCCAATTTGCCATAAGGGTTCTGGATTATACCCAACAGATGACGATGACCACGGTAAGGGTGGATTTGCAAATGTCCAATATGTTCGTCCGCTGGCAGGTCCAGAACCAGATATCTTTAATTTAATGCCAGATTCTATGGCAGGAAACAAGCACAATAACATGCCACCGTTCCTCGTACTCGACTACATAATTAAGATCTAATCTAGAAAGACACTAATGGCAGGAAAAGCATTTGAAAACCTGAATAAGATTTTCCTCTCGGACACCTTCCGAGCGTGGTTTGATAAAACAAACCAAATCGTGAATACTGTAAATCCACTTGAGATTTACGGAGTCACCGCTGGACAAGGAGAAGTTGCCGGTATAACATTGGACTATGGGTCAGATGGAATTGTTACCATCGGACTACAAATTCCAAGTTCAATTACAGGTGGATTTAATTTTATAAACGGCGTTACCTTTTTAGATTTTGTCAGTGTTCAAGGACTGACTCTAGAACTAAACCCTAGTGGTGGAGAGGGTGCGACCGTCTATGGTCGTGTCGTCAGATCAGTCAATGGACAAACCGGTGATGTAAATCTTGGCATTGTTACCATTCCCGGCAACTCCGCAGACGGTGACATTTTGTTCTATGAATCAACTCCAGTAGCAGGTGGCGGAACCTTCCACACATACAATCTTTTCTCTGACGGAACTGCCGAAAATGGAAACTTTCACATCGGTGCAGATGGTGGTTTGTTTGCAGGAGTAACTGCTGGTGGTGCCTCTGCCGCCAATTCCTTTGTCACAAGAGGCAACATTCAACTTGTAGGGAAAACTGGATCTGCCGGTATCTACATGGTTGACAACCTAAGCACAAACAACGCCCAAATAGGCGGCGCAGACATTAGGTATGAAACAGAAACCGGGTCAAATGTCTTTAGTATTGGTGGACGAAACATTGCTGGAGTTAAACACAACACCAAAAACTTAATTCTAGATTTTAACAAACAATCTATCGCTGTCGCCGGTGCAGGCACAGGAGATGGTAATGTTAATATTGGTGACGCACAAAATCTTGGTAAACCAATACTCTATACTGACGCTGGAGGATCAACATTTGCGTTGAGGTATCTTCTTGCCAACGAAAATGGGGGAAGAACATCAGGTGGATTTACCGGAATAACCCACTTCAGTGGCGGCGTTGCGAGTAAAGGACTAAAAAACGATGAAAGAATTAGACTAGAAAACGTCGCAGGATCCGTCGAGATTGAACTCACCGGGACAGGCAAAACCTCCGGGTTTGCCGTCTATGGTGTTGAACCAACCTCTGGGTATGGTAATCTTTTAGTCCCAAGTCTAGTTGCAAGACGCGACGGTAATGTGGTTATCGGTGGTATCGCTCCAAGTGATGGAGGAATCACCGGATCGACGCACGGAGGACTTAACATTGCAAGTGGTAAATTGTATGTTGGCGGTTCTGCTGGTGCAATTAAAACATCAGGATATCAATTCTTACACTCAAATGGTATAAGTGCTGAGTGGAGATCCTTAGAACAAACGTCTTTCTCTTTCAATGGTGATATTGGATCTCTTGCTTCTGGATTGATTTCAGAAGATACTACTGCCGGAGTTTTTGTATCAATGACAACAGCAGAATCAACACCTGTTGCCATAAAATTCAAGGACACTGATAATTCTGAAATGATCGGTCCTTTTAGTGCTACCTTCAACTTCCCCGGAGTGAAACCAAATGGATCAATGAATTCAACCAACAAAGGTGTTATGGGTATTAGAATGACACTAGATGGGGTAACCGAAGACAAATTTATTACATGGGACGATTTAATGTATAACTCCGTGGGTCCAGCAGGATCCAATCCTGCACTCACTAATGTCTTTAATCCATCATTTACCTTTACTGGGAATGCTAAGACTGGCGTAAGTTTCATTCCTTTCATGACCAAGGGTCCAGCATCCACAACAAACCAAACATTTACATTTGTTCACCGAGGAACATATTTGGTAGAATTCCACAAGTTAGGATAATCATAAAAAAATGGCATCATATAGCGGAAATTTAAATGGAGAAAAAAGACTCTTCGTCTTCGATAGAGATGGAGGCACTGGTGCTACACAAGCAACTTTTGTGAAATCAATTCCAATCGATTACCCCGGACTCGCTGGAGCAACTACAGCATATGTTACTTCGGGTGGAAAGACATATGGTACTACAGCAGAAATTTATCAGTTTGTTGGTAATAGAATTTATGACAACTATCAACGACAACAAACCAGAACAATAACTTCATTTAGTGAGGGGGAAGGGATTACCAGTACCGTAGTTTCTTTCACCCCAGATCCTAGAATTCATATAGGAGTTTATGTTGCCGGAACTAGTCAAACAGGACTAACCGGGGACCACATGGACGAAATCCATCTTACTGCTAATGATGGCACCGTGTATCAATCGTTCCTTGGAAAAATAACATACAGCGAAGAAAATAGTGATATTGCCGCCGATAGATGTTTGGTTGATCTTATCGCGTATGGGATCAGCGGATCTTCTGATCCAAGCACACTATACACAATGGGTGTTGGTAAAACACTAGCAAACAAAACAAATGGATGTACCGCACAAATAAAAGCATCAAATGTTAATCTGTATGTTGATATTGATTCACATAAACAAGGAATACTTGGTCAAGTTGGTGCGAGTTTAGATAGTGCGAATATATTTGGAACTACTATTGGAGATGCAGGCGCATCGCAGAATGTATTTTGTGATATCAACAATAAAGACTTGATTAGTTTTTGCTCAACTGTTCTTCCTGCTTTTGTAAATGGAGGAACTGGTGCGTTCGGTAGGACAGAACGTCAAACTAGCATATTCACCATGCTCGCTGGAGTTACCGGTGAACTTGATAATGTTGATAGTGCGTTGGAGAATGCTGTTTTTGGCATAACCTTCAATGCTGTAACAGGTGGAAGTGGTAGTCTTGAATCTGCCTTTGAAGAATTTTGCCACGCAGTTCTCCACAAACATGCAGGAACAATAAACAACAAAGGAAATGTAGTTAAACAAATAAATGATGTCAACTCTATCCGAGATGTAGACGATATCTCATTCTGATTTTTGTTCCCCCATACATATATTATGGCAAGGAGCATATAAATGGCAAAACCCACATCTAGACAGGAACTCAAGGATTATGCACTCCGCAGACTTGGATCACCTGTTGTTGAAATTAATGTAGATGACGCACAAGTAGAGGACCGTGTAGATGATGCTCTACAGATGTTTGCAGAGTATCACTTTGATGGTGTTCAGAAAGCATTCTATAAGTATGCAGTAACAAGTGATGACATCACTAACGGTTACATCGACACTGACTCATTAGTAAAAAATGATGGGGCGATTGGTCCCGAACTAGAGGCAGGGAACCAAATTATTTCTGTCCTCCGTATTTTTGAATTTTCTGATAGTGGAACTAGCAATATATTCAGTGTGCCATATCAAATGGCACTAAATGATGTTATGGGAATTAGGAACCCCGGTTCTATTACTGACTATACCATGACACAATCACATATCCAGATGATTCAAGATTATCTGGACCCAGAAAAAGCAATTCGGTTTAGCAGAGTAACTAATAGAATTTATGTTGATACCAAGTGGACGGAAGACATGACCGCAGGAAACTTTCTGACGATAGAATGTTACGTCGCACTAAGTCCGACAACATATCCAGAAATTTTTAACGATATTCTTCTTAAAAAGTATGTCACTGCTTCCATCAAACAGCAGTGGGGAGCAAACTTATCAAAATATACAAATGTCACTCTTCCGGGTGGTCTTTCGTATAATGGTTCAGAAATTTATCAACAAGCAACTGACGAAATGAATCAGATCGAAGAGTCGCTTTCTGATAAGTATGAACTTCCACCAGATATGAGTGTAGGGTAAACCAATGTCATTTAATAAAAATATAGACACATCAAGTTTCGACGATTTTGATTTTGGATTTGAACTAGTAGACAGTCCTACTCCAACCGATACTCCACAAGAACAACAGTCGGTTTCCGTTGATACTACAGAGATTGATGATCGACTAGAAACACTTGAAAGTAAAATTAATAATGTTCTTAACATTGTTTCTCTCAATGATTCCGGTGATGATATTAGGCAGGCAATTGAAGAACAGGGGTCATGTATTAACAATGCCCTAGATTCAATTGAAGAAGTCAAGGAAAGTTTAGAAAAAGATTATGAGAAAAAACTAGAAGAAATTGAAAGTCTTGTTCTTCCTCTTTTAGTAAACCTCACAAAAAATCCAGAAAGAGAATTCATAAAGTGGCCAAATCGAGCAGAGTCTGTTCAGGGTCACATTAATAAAATCCTAGAGGTAACCAGAGGCGATGGCGACTAATCCATATTTCCGCAAAGCAGTTCCAGCAGAACAAGACCTAATTGATGATCTCTCAATAGAAGTCATCAAGATAAATGGTTTTGATATGGTATACTTACCACGAACTCTTGTGCGGGAAGATGAACTTTTTGGTGAGGATCGATCCCCATCAAGATTTAGTACGGGTAGAGAAATTGAGATGCTTGTCGAGTCAGTCGATGGTTTTGAAGGAGACGGGGAAGCATTCACACGATTTGGTTTGGAAATCAAAGACAATGTTACACTTTTGGTGGCAAGGAAAAGATTTGAAAAAGAATTTGCAGATCTAGGATTCCTAACGCCAAGAGAAGGTGATCTTTTGTATTTCCCAATCTCTGGAGGTATATTTGAGATTGATTATGTTGAGAGAGAAAATCCCTTCTACCAACTCAATAAAATTAGCACATATAAAATAACTTGCTCCTTGTTCCGATACAGTGGAGAAGATTTCAATACAGGATGGAATACGATTGATGGTGTTACATCTGATCATACGACACAGTACACAAGTCTTGTTCTTGGTGCTGGATCCGGAAATTATAACGAAGGCGAAACAGTCATACAGGGTGCCGGATCAACTATTGCAGGACAAGTGCAGGAGTGGTTATCTGCAAGCACCACTCTATATGTTACAGGATTAACTGGGGAGTTCCAAGCAGGAATCACAGTCGAAGGTCAGTCTTCTGGTACTAAATATCTCCTCGGAAGTACAGGAACAACAAGTCACTTTGCTGTTAACGATACTGATGAAGATAACTTGGAATTTGAAGCAGAAACAGAGAACCTCTTTGACTTTACCGACACAGATCCGTTCTCGGAGGGTGATCTATAATGTTTGAAACTTTTTATAACGAAACTATAAGAAATACGGTAGTTGGGTTTGGTTCCCTTTTTAATGAGATATATGTTGTCCGCAAAGACAACAATGGAAATGAAACAAGTCGATTCAAAGTCCCTATCACATATGCACCAAAAGAAAAATTCATTAGGATGCTTAATGAGTATTCTGGTTTAAAAGGATCAGCAAACGAACGAGACATATCCACAATCCTTCCACGAATCGGGTTTAACATCGAGGCAATTAACTATGATGCCGAAAGAAAAAGAAACACTTTATCAAAACGATATAGTGCTAGTTCTGTATCAAATCAATTAAAAACGGAATATGCGGAAGTCCCATATGCGGTTGACTTCTTTCTTACCGTAGCAGCAAGAAGCATGGAAGACGCTCTTCAAATCATCGAACAAATCCTAGCATACTTCACACCAGAATTCACAGTAACAATGAACTTCACAGATTCTAGAAATAGAATTGATGTACCCATTGTTCTTTCTTCTGTTGCTTCTGAGATTGATTTTGAGGGAGATACATCAACACAACGATCTATAATTTTTAATCTTGCGTTTACTGCTCGAACCTACGTTTATGGTCCCACTAAAGAAAGCAAGATTATTACCAAGGTCGATGCCACGTTCCTCAACGCTGACTTTGACGCACAAGGAAATATTTCTTCCTCGATGACTGGTGGAGCGACAGGACAGCACAAGAAAGCACCCGCACTCGCAAGAATTATTGCAGGTGTTACTGGTCCTAACGGTTTGACTTCCGGGGTAGACGAATACACTGGTACAAATGTATTTGGATCAACCACCGATAGATCAAACTCTATCTTTGAGTACCCAGATACGCTTAATGCGGCAGGAGCAACAATATGAGTGACAATTTAGAAAATTCTTTGAACATAGAAAAGACTGAAACCAAAAATGAAGTCGTCAGAAAACCACCGGTCGAGATCGTGGTTTCGGATGAAGTGAGAGAGAATAAAAAAAGAAACGACGCAAACAAGGACTATGCAGAAGTTCGTGATAATCTAAAGAATATAATTGGCACAGGGTTAAATGCCATCGACGGGATTCTTTCCGTTGCAAGTGAGGGAGAGTCTCCACGGGCATATGAGGTCGTCTCACAGTTAATCAAGAGTGTCACAGATGCCAACAAAGATCTCATCGGTCTACATGAGCAGATGAAGAAACTCGACGAAGATACCGGGGGAAGATCCTCGGGACCAGTCACCAATAATTCGATTTTCGTTGGTTCCACAAAGGAACTACAAAAACTAGTGAAGAATAATTTTAAACAATTGGAAGATGAAGCGAATGGCGAATCGTGATACAACATACCTTGGCAACATAAACCTAAAACCTGCTGGTGTGAACATAGAGTTCACCGAAGAACAAGTTCAAGAGTATCTTAAGTGTCAGCAGGATCCTTTATATTTTATTAAAAATTATATCAAGATTATTTCTCTTGATCATGGTCTTGTCCCATTCAAAACATGGGCATATCAAGACAACATGATCAACACGATCCACAACAATAGATTCACAATTGCTAAACTTCCCCGACAGTCCGGGAAGTCTACTACTGTTATTGCATATCTCTTGCATTATGTTCTTTTCAATTCAGAAGTCAACGTGGCAATCCTTGCTAACAAGCAAGCGACCGCACGCGAACTACTCTACCGCCTAAAGTTAGCATATGAAAATTTACCCAAGTGGTTACAACAGGGAATCATCGAATGGAACAAAGGTAATATTTCTTTGGAAAATAACTCCAAGGTTCTTGCCTCGTCAACCTCGTCTAGTGCGGTTCGTGGTGGTTCGTTCAACATGATCTTCCTAGACGAATTTGCATATGTCCCTGAAAATGTGGCAGATGAATTCTTCTCATCTGTCTATCCGACAATTTCATCTGGTAAAGAAACAAAAGTCCTAATTATTAGCACCCCCAAAGGTTTGAATATGTACTACAAACTATGGCGGGATGCAGAGGAAGGAAATAACTCTTATGTTCCTGTTGAAGTACATTGGTCGGAAGTTCCGGGTCGTGATGACAAGTGGAAGAAAGAAACGATTGCCAATACGTCAGCGTCACAATTTCGTGCTGAGTTTGAGTGCGAGTTTATTGGGTCACAGAACACACTGATCGATCCTTCTAAATTGAAGTGTTTGGCATATCGAAAACCAATCGCAGAACGCGATGATGGTTTTGTGCAATATTACCCACCACAAGAAGATCGCTCATATTTCATGTCGGTCGATGTGTCCCGTGGTAGAGAACTGGACTATCATGCGATAACGGTTCTGGATATCACAGAGATGCCATATAAAATCTGTGCAATTTACAGAAATAATGAACTTGCTCCAATGCTCCTGCCAAATATTGTAAATGCCATAGGTCACATTTATAACAAGGCATGGTGTTTGGTAGAAATTAATGATATCGGAGGGCAGGTGGCAGATGTCCTCTACAACGATCTTGAATATGAGAACTTAATGATCACCAGTGTTCGTGGTCGAAAAGGTCAGACAATGGATGGTGGTTTTGGTAGTTTCCAATCACAACTAGGCGTGCGAACCAGTCCTGCTGTGAAGAAACTTGGATGTGCCTTACTCAAAGATATGATCGAGGGCGACAAAATGCTCATCGAAGATTACAATATGATCCAAGAACTTACTGCTTTTGTTTCAAAAAAGAATTCTTATGAAGCAGAAACAGGTCACCACGATGACTTAGTAATGACACTGGTATTGTTTGCATGGACCACATCTCAGAATTATTTCAAAGAACTAACAGACCTAGATATAAGGACGAAACTTTATCAGGATAAGATTCGTCAAATAGAAGAAGATCTTGCTCCATTTGGTTTTATTGACGACGGATCGTCGGACGATACCTTCGTTGACAATCAAGGAACGCGATGGAGTGTAGATAACGACAACGATAATATGGATTGGTGAAAATGATTAATTTGATAGATAATACAGCGTTGATAAGGAGATAACAATGGCATTTCAACTCAGTCCCGGTGTTGATGTAAAAGAAATTGATCTGACAGCAATCATCCCTGCGGTGTCCACAACCAAAGCAGGATTTGCAGGACTTTTTAATTGGGGTCCAGTCGAGCAAAGAATTACAGTCACCAGCGAAAACGAACTTGTAGAGAGATTCTCTACTCCCGACAATATAAACTACCCACACTGGTTTACCGCAGCAAACTACCTTGGTTATTCTAATAACCTTCAAGTTGTTCGTGTTGTAGATCAGAATGTTGCACTAAATGCAACCACCAATCGCGTTCAGGTAGGTGGCGTTCTTGTGAAAAACGATGAACACTTCGAGGAAGTGGATTCAACAGTTACTTCTGATGCAACTGAGTTTGTTGCACGATACCCCGGAACGCTCGGCAACTCAATTTCAGTTTCCGTTTCAGACAACACCGAAAAGAAACTAACTCCTTTTGTCAACACAACATCAGATAGAGGGGTCTTGTCGGCAACAACAACCTCATCGGGAACTATATTTGAACACGGAAACACAGATTCTGGCGTGTTTCTAAACAATGATCTCCTTAGACTTAAAAGGGGAGCAGCACAAACAATTACCGGTTACACTGCTGCTACGGCATTTACGGTTGGAGCAGATTCTAACAATCGAACTATCGCTGTAGGACAGTCTGCTGGATTTTCCTTTGATGTAAGTCCCGCTCTGACTCTTGATGGGGCACAAAGTCGTTACGTCAGTATTGTTAAAGATGGTGTTCGTGGTTACGCTCCCGTTACAGGAATTACTAATGTTGGAAACAGCACTTCTATCGTTCACATTGGTGTATCTGGGTTTGGTTTTGCCGAGAATCATGGTTCGACCGCACTTGCAACAGGAGACACCGTTCTCCTCATGGGTCAAGTCACAACCGGAAATACATTTAGCACCAATGACGTTGGTTTAACCGCTGCAAGTATTCTCTGGAAGTATCATAACGAGTTTAACATTAAACTACCCGCTACTAGTTCGTCTGTCGAAGCACATGGTGCTTCTTTCGATTTACTCCACGCCATTGTGATCGATGAGGACGGCGACTGGACTGGGACCAAGGGTACTGTTCTTGAACGATATGAATCACTCTCTAAAGCAACGAATGCCAAACGAGAAAATGGAACTTCGCTCTACTTCAAGGACTTTATTAACGCAAACTCCAAATATGTTTGGTCTGCCGCTAATCCCGGACAAGCAGATATGATTACTGGGGCATTCCAGTTCGGTGAAGATTCAACTTCTGCGGGTGGAACATTTGCATCACTGTCAGCAAACTACTATGAATCGCTACAATTTGGTGTAGATGGAGCAACTTCTGCGACAGATTTCTACACTAATGGATATGAACTTTTTGCTGACAGCGAAACTGTTGACATCTCTCTTATCCTCGGTGGACCATCTGAAGGTATTCAGGCGAAGTCACTTGTTGATCTTGTCACCGACAGGAAAGATGCAGTTGTATTCTTGTCTCCTGCTAAGTCTGCTGTTGTAAACTCCACCGGAAATGCTTCCAAGAGTGCAGCAATTGCCACGGCAAACGTCTCAGCATATCGTCAAGGACTTAACGGTTCAGATGCCGGTGGTGATGTAGACTTCACTGATGATAACATAAACGTATCTTCATCTTATGCAGTTCTTGACAGTGGTTACAAGTACATGTACGACCGATACAATGATGTCTTCCGATTCGTTCCACTTAACGGCGATATCGCAGGTATCGCGGTGCGATCAGACAACGAGACCGAAACTTGGTTCTCTCCTGCTGGTTTCAACCGTGGTCAGGTTCGCGGAGTCGTGAAACTTGCTTACAACCCACTCAAGGCACAGCGTGATGAACTCTACATTAACGGAATCAACCCCGTAGTCTCCTTCCCCGGAGAAGGCACTGTCCTCTTCGGAGACAAGACCATGCAGAGTAAACCAAGTGCATTCGATAGAATCAATGTAAGACGACTCTTCATTGTTCTTGAGAAGGCAATCGCAACTGCTGCGAAGTTCCAACTCTTTGAGCAGAACGATGCATTTACCCGTGCGTCTTTCCGACAACTTATTGAACCTTTCCTCAGAGAAGTTCAATCTCGTAGAGGTGTTATTGACTTCAAGGTTGTATGTGATGAATCAAACAACACTGGCGAGGTAATTGACCGAAACGAGTTTGTTGCAGATATCTTTATCAAACCAACCCGTTCGATCAACTTTATTACTCTTAACTTTATTGCCACAAGATCTGGCATTGACTTTGACGAAATTGGCGGGTCTTCCTCGTAAAACGCCCTACATAGAAAAGGAGATATAACACATGAATATCGAAAGATTTAAATCAGCACTTTCTACCGGTGGCGTTCGTCCTGCATTCTTCCGAGTGCAAGGCAACATCGGAAAGACATCGTTACCAGATAAGGTTGGGTTCCTTGTCAAAGCAGCATCTTTACCAGCATCAGAAATTGGTGAGATTCCTGTAGACTATCGTGGCAGAAATCTCAAACTGCCCGGTAAAAGAACCTACGCCGATTGGGAAATTACTCTCTTAGTTGATGGAGAATTCTCAACTAGAAATGCATTTGAGCGTTGGATGAACGACCTCAATGATGCAGTCGAGAATGTTGCGGATCAAGAGCATAACTTAAACAATGTTCTTTTCCCCAACTGGAGTATCGACCAACTAGATCGTACTGGTAACCCAATTAAGACTTATACCATGTTCCACTGCTGGCCAAAATCAGTTGCTGCAATAGACACATCATATGATAATGAAACACTAGCAGAATTTTCCGTGACGCTCGCCTATTCTTACTTCCTCACCAACGACGGAACTGGTAGTAATCGAGTACCTCTCGGTGACGCTGCGTTCCCCGGTGAGTGATAAATAAAGAAGAGGTGATATATGCCAATAGATATCTTTGGTTTTAGTATAGGAAGAAAGCAACAATGGCCTTCGCCAAATTT